GAACACCAGATTGGTTTGCACCGTTAGTTGATAAAGTTTTTAAAGAAGGTGTGGATGCAGGTGAGACGATGAAAACAACAACGACAAGAGAAATTGTTAAAAAATTAGAAGTTAAAAACCCTGAATCTAATACAACAGACAAATATTTTTTATATGAAAACCCAGACACGGGTGAAATAAGAATTGAAATTGATGCACCAGGTGTAGGAGCAAATGATGGCGAGCTTTCATTATACTTTAGACCAGATCGAGTTGAAGGAATTAACGATGATGGGAGTCCCCTTCTTAGTGAAGGAGAATTTTTTGTATCGGAAGAAAGAGCCGTTGGAAGAATGAATGGACCAGATGATTTTGACATCGAATTAGAAACAATAGATACTGATTTAAGTAATTCAGCCAGTGACTGGCATCAGGTTGAAGAGTTTGCTACTGGCAAAACAGATAAAAAAGCTCAAGCTGAACAACTAAAGAAAAAAGACTATATTGAAAGAAACCCTGGAGACGATATTGAAAGCAGATATGGTCCCTTCAATGATACACCGCCAGATGACGATTAAAGGTAAAAAATCAGGACCACCTCCTAAAAGAGGACCGTTGCCTCAAGGCTTGAATATAAACTATAATACTGTTAAGACAGTAAAATTGGAGAAAATAAATGGCAGAAATAGACAAGGCGCTACCAAACATAAGTCAACAACCTGAAGAAACGACAGAAGACTTAGCGGTCGAGATGTCAGAACAGCTTAACGAGCAAGCTGGTGATTCTGAGGTTACTGAATTAGAAGACGGTGGTGTTGAAATAAATTTCGATCCGAATGCAATGGCACAAACTCAGGCAACTGATTTTAATGCCAACTTAGCAGATTATGTTGAAGATCAAGAGTTAGCTTTCATGGGATCACAGCTATTTCAAAATTATCAAGATTACAAAACGTCAAGAAAAGATTGGGAAAAAACTTACACGCAAGGATTAGATCTTTTAGGATTCAAATATGAAAATAGAACTGAACCATTTCAAGGAGCATCAGGTGCAACTCACCCTGTACTAGCAGAAGCCGTAACTCAGTTTCAAGCTCTAGCTTACAAAGAACTACTACCTCCAAGCGGACCGGTAAGAACACAAGTCGTTGGAATACAAACTCCAGAAAAAACTCAACAGTCAAATCGTGTAAAAGATTTCATGAACTATCAGTTGATGGATCAAATGCCAGAGTATGAATCTGATTTTGATCAAATGTTATTTTATTTACCACTAGCAGGATCTGCATTTAAAAAAGTTTATTACGATGAAGTGTTAGGAAGAGCCGTTTCTAAATTTGTTCCTGCAGAAGATTTAGTCGTACCATATGTAGCAACATCATTAGAAGATGCAGAGTCTATTATTCACAGAATTAAAATTTCAGAAAACGAATTAAGAAAACAACAAGTTGCAGGTTTCTATAGAGATGTAGATATTAGACCTGGTCAAAATAATTTAACTGATGCAGAGAAAAAAGAATTAGAAATTGAAGGAACAACTAAAACTGGAAGAGATGAAGATGTTTTCACACTACTTGAATGCCATGTTAATTTAGATTTACCTGGCTTTGAAGATATGGGTGTGGATGGTGAGCCCACTGGAATTAAATTACCTTACATTGTGACGATTGAAGAAAATTCTAGAGAAGTTTTATCTATCAGAAGAAACTATGATCCAACAGATCCTAAGAAACAAAAAATTTCTTACTTTGTACATTTTAAATTTTTACCAGGACTTGGCTTTTATGGTTTTGGATTAATTCACATGATTGGTGGATTATCAAGAACAGCCACAGCTGCTTTAAGACAATTATTAGATGCAGGAACTTTATCAAACTTACCTGCTGGATTTAAACAACGAGGAATTAGGATACGAGATGATGCTCAGTCTATTCAACCAGGAGAATTTAGAGACGTAGATGCTCCAGGTGGAAATATCAGAGACGCATTTATGACTTTACCATTTAAAGAACCATCTCAAACCTTACTAGCTTTAATGGGTGTCGTTGTACAGTCAGGTCAGCGCTTTGCATCTATAGCGGACCTACAAGTGGGAGACGGGAATCAACAAGCTGCGGTGGGAACGACAGTCGCCTTGTTAGAAAGAGGTTCGAGAACCATGTCTGCGATTCACAAAAGAATTTACGCAGCACTTAAACATGAATTCAAATTATTAACGAGAATTTTCAAGCTTTATCTACCTGCAGAGTATCCATACGATGTAGTTGGTGGTCAGAGAATGATTAAACAGTCGGATTTTGACGACCGAGTAGATATCCTGCCGGTTGCAGATCCAAATATATTCTCTCAGACACAGCGTATTTCTTTAGCGCAAACGGAACTGCAACTGGCAATGTCAAATCCACAAATGCATAACATGTATCAAGTTTATAGAAATATGTATGAAGCAATTGGTATCAAAGATGTTGATACAATTTTAAATAAGCCTTTACCCCCACAACCAAAGGACCCTGCATTAGAGCACATTGATGCTCTTGCAGGGAAACCGTTCCAGGCATTTCCTGGTCAAGATCATAGATCACACATTACAGCGCATTTATCTTTTATGGCAACAAACTTGGCAAGAAATGCACCTGTTGTAATGGCTGCATTGGAAAAAAATATTTTTGAGCACATTTCTTTAATGGCTCAAGAACAAGTTGAATTAGAATACAAAGAAGAAATGCAGCAACTTGCAATGATGCAACAACAGATGCAAGCTAATCCACAGATGCCACAGCAAATGCAATTACAGGCACAAATGATTTCTCAAAAAATAGAAGCAAGAAAAGCACAGCTTATTGCTGAAGCGATGGAAGAATTCTTAAGTGAAGAGAAAAAATTACTTGGTGACTTCTCAAATGATCCAATTGCTAAACTAAGAGCAAGAGAATTAGACATTAGAGCACAAGAAAATGCGAGAAGAAAAGAAAATGATGACCAAAGATTAAATCTTGATAAGATGAAAGCGATGATGAATCAACAAAATCAAGATGAAAAGCTTGAACAGAACGAAGAATTGGCAAAATTAAGAGCAGATACATCGATTGAGAAGACAATTTTGTCAAAAACAATTCCATCTGTTGATGCTAAACTTAGAAAAGGACAAAATTAATGATTCCTTGGGGTTTATTAGGTCAAGGATTGAAAGCTGGCCTTGCAATTTACAAAAATAAGAAGGCTTCAGAGGTTGCAATGTCTGAAGCGGCACTAATTCATGCAGAAAAAATGAAAAAAGGTGAAATTGAGTACACTGGAAAGATTTTTGAAGCACAAAAAGGAGATTGGAAAGACGAATTTGTACTTTTAGTGTTGTCATCGCCTCTAGCAGTGCTTGCTTACGCTGTTTTTGCGGAAGATGAGAAGATTCAGGCAAAATTAGACTTGTATTTTGACAAATTACAAGCTATGCCTTGGTGGATAACCGGTTTATGGGTTTCAGTAGTCGCGGCAATTTACGGAATTAAGGCTACTGACATCATAAAAACAAATGGAGGAAAAAAATAATGGGTAACAAGAGATATAACAAGCAAGTTCCTGGCTTTGGTTATGTTGCAGGTCAACCTAATAAAGGTACTGAAGCTGCTGTTGGACAAACATCGTCTCAATTTAAGCAAGCTTTATCTGCACAGAACAAAAAAGTTAAAGGCTCAACAAATAAATAGTTTTATGATTAAAAAAATTAAGAATAAGATCTGCGAGATCGTTTGCAGAGTATTAGGTATCACTCCGTGTTTATGTGATCATGAGTGTAATTGTAAAAAGGAGCAAAAATAATGAAAGCAAAATATTCAAAACCACAAACAAAAAGAATGAAAAGAGCAAAAGGTGGAAGCACAAGAAGACCGGGTAAAGAAGTGTTACAAGATTATATAAAAAGAAAACAAAGTGATCCAACTAGGAGACCACCTAGACAATCTAAATCTGATTATGATAGACAAAAAAGATTACCAAAAGCAGATGACAAGTTAGATCCATTTAGAAAACCTAGACAATCTAAACCTGATTATGATAGACAAAAAATGTTACCAAAAAAATCTAAACCTAAATTTAAAGACAATCCAGAAGATAGATTTGGTAAATATAGGAGGCACAAAGCATGAAGAAAAAGAAAAAATCATTTCCTGATTTAAACAAAGATGGAAAGATAACTAAAGCTGATATCTTAAAAGGCAGAGGTGTTTTTAAAGACGGTGGCGTAGTAAACCACGCTCAGTTGACTGGCTTCGGCGCAGTAAGACCTGAAGTTAAAAAATTTGGTAAGTAGTCATGGCTAAACTTTGTCCAAGAGGTAAAGCAGCAGCGA